AGTACGTAAGTGTTGTAAACACGTGCCTTTGGAGTAACTGTAAGTGTGTTTGTTCCAACAGTTCCTGAGTTAGCAACAGACACTGTAAGTGTTGTGTTTGTTGTACCAACTGAAATTGCTGTAATCAAAGCATCAGTACCTACGTTAGTACCAGAGATTGCATCTCCTACCTCAGCAAGACCACCGAATGCGCCGTTTGCAACGACGATTGTGAATGCGCCTGAAACACCGCTTACTGCAGGAGCAGTAGCAAGTGCTGTTAGAGCACCACCTGAGATTGAGTTAGTCATGCGTGGTGTCTCGATAAAACGAACACCTTCCCATGCGCCTAGTTCACCAGCGAATAGTGGACCAGCATTCTGGTACTCGTGTGGTGTACGCCAGATGTTGTTACCTGTCTCTGTACGAAGGTCGTGTGAGACTTCTGGGTGGATGTATGAAACATACATTCCGCCGCGTGGAACAACGTTTGAAGCACGCAACTTTGTTACAGCGTAACGAACGTCGCGTCCCTTAAATGTGTCTGATGCTACGATTGTTGACTTAGCAGCAGTTGTTGAAAGTGCACCAGCGGATTCGCGGATGACGTTTGTACCTGCATCAAGAACAGCAGCAACACCATTGTCTAGTGTTGTTGCCATGTTGAATGCGACTGCGTTAGCAATCCATGGGTCAACATCTGCAAGTGACATAAGTGACAACTTGCGTGTTGGGAGCACTACGCGACCTAGTTCTGTCTGTGCGACATCTAGTGTTGTAGTTGCTGGTAGTGCGACTGCATCTGGGTCTACAGTTTCAGATAGTGTTGCACCAGCAATTGTGGTGTCAGCAATATCATTGTGAAACTGGAAACGGATTGAAGAACCGTCGTGGGTTGGGCTTCCAATTTTCTTGTCCGCGATTGCGCGGAACTGTGGCACTGAACGAAGGTTGAGTTCAATCAACTTATCGTATGCCAAAGTTACAAGATTGGAACCTAAACCAGAGGTTGAAGTTGTAAAGTTATCAGCCATTTGCCGATACCTTCTTTCTGGGTTATTGCATCTTGTTAGAGATGCTCTGGATTATGGATAGTAATTCCTCTTCAGAGTGTCCGTCATAGTTTTGTAACATATCAACATATTCATCTGAAACGTCGGGAGTCGCAGCAAATTGAGTTGCACCATCTTGGCGAGTAAACTCGCGCACGTTTGGCTTAGCCTCTTCTTCTACTGGTTCGGTGTACCCGACAATATCTCCATTTTCGCGGAGCCAAGTATTAACTGACTCTTCGTTGACTTCATCTAAATCCTTAAGGATTAGACGGGCAGCCTTGGAGTTGACTCCCTTAGATTCTAGGACTGACTTAACTGTAGTCTCACGCTGTTGGCGTTCAAACATTTCCAACTTTTCTGTGAGTTCTTTGATACGTTTTTCGTCCGCTTTCTTGGCTCTACGAAGGTCTTTAATACCATTCGTTTCGTCTTGATTGACTTCGTTATACATATCTAGGTCGTCGTCATTATCCCAGTTGTTGTTGTTGCTCATAGCAACCTCACCCTTCTATCGTTGTTAGTTTCGCAGACCACAGTTACAGTTCGGGGAAACTGGCTGGCTTCTACTCCTAGTCTTTTACGCCTGACGGGGCTAGTCGGTCCGTCTAGGGATTTTAAAATGCGCCTTGGTTGCCTGTTGTCTTACCACTGCGTAGTCGTCCTGCAGCACCACCAAACTGTGCTTCTTCAAGGGCTGCTAAACGCTGGCGCTTACGCTGCGCAGATGCAGTTCCTCTAAATACTTCTTCTTCAGCGGTTGCTTGTGTGTATCGGTCTCCGTAAATATCACCGAGTTTAGTTGCTGTAGGCAGTATTGCACCAACAGCCTGATAACCTTCACGCGCTTGTTCTTGTGTAACACCAAACTGTGCTAGTGCAGTTGCTGCTGCAGCACTGGTCGCAAGACCCTGTGCTGTTGCTGCTGCACCAATCTCAGCAGATGTAACCTTCTCCTGTAACTTAGGTAGGTTATCCTTTGGATTAAGAAAGTATGAAACAATATCTTCATCAGTAATGTTATAGAATGAACGCAATGTTGACTTAATTGATGGGTCGGAGTTTGAAACTCTAGTAACTACAGTATCAATTCTATCTTTAAATTCAGTTGCAGATATATCATTACCAATAATGTCGCCCATAGCCTTTTGTTTTGACTTGGCATCTGCACCAAAGTAATTCTGCAAACCATAAGCACGTAGGGTTTGTGAGTATGAATCTTCTAAGGCTAAGTATTCTGCCTCAGAAAGAACATTAAGTCCTGTAGCGCGACGGGTTTCATTACCCTTAAAGCGCTGTTGATATGCTGGTTCTTTACGCAATTCAAGTGCAGCCTGATTAGCACCAAGGTTTCTATCCATGTAACCTTTGATTACTGGTATAAGTTCATCTAGACCATAGTCTTTAAATGTTTTTTCAAGAAGAGAATATGCATCTTCATCTACAGTTGTCTTTGTAGTACGACCAGACTTAACTAGAATCTTAGATGTGCCGTCTGAATAAAAACCAACTACGTTTCCAAACTCATCTGTTTCTGTACTAATAAGTGTTGCATCAGAATCTCCACCACCAGTGTTTCCGTCACCATCCTGTACTCCACCAGCCCACTCTTCACGCCATTCACCACCATATGGGTTATTGACTTTAGCCATTGAAACCCAACGCCAACGATAACCCTTTTGAGGTGGGCGTGGTTCTTGGCTTCTATCGTTCATTGCTGGTATAGAAGTATCAGTCTTTTTTGTATCATCGGTTTTTTTAGTATCTAAAGTAGGTGGAGTATCTACTTTTCCAGTCAAAGGATTATAGGGAACATTTGGCTGGTTTGGCTGTACAGTCAATCCAGTTAAAGGGTTATATGAGACAGTTGTTTGTGCTGGCTTAGCAACCATTCCGCTTAAAGGATTATATGAAGGTGCTTGTGCAGGAGTTGTTGAAGGGGTTGCTGCAGGTGTTGCTACTCTAGACCTAGAAGACATTCTAGCGTCTGAATCATCCATTGGTAATCTAGCCATTATGCCATCAATCCGAATGACTTAAGGATTTCGTAGGCATAACCTGACGCTTCTTCCTTAGCACCCTTTGTCTTTAGCCAAACTTGCTTGGTCTTTGGGTTAGTACGTAGTAACTTCTGATAATCAGTAAGTGTCATAACTCCGTCTTTACCCTCATTCTTTAAAGCCTCTTGAATATCCTCATCAAAAATACTTACAGCATTATCTGGAAGTTCTAGTGTCTGACCTTTGTAGTATGCAAACTGATTTGCAATATCTGAAATCTTTACACCTTGGTCAATTAATGGAGCCAACTTGCCATAAAATGCCTTAGACATTTCTTTAATGGCTGTCTTTTGAGAATCCAAGTTACCAGTTGTAAGGGTTTTTCCTGGTGTTAAACCAGAGTAAACCTTATCAAGAGCCTGCTTAGTATCCATCTTAATTCCATAATCAGCAGCAAATGCTTTGATGTCTGCGACATCTTTAGCAATCTTGCCATTGCCCTTGGTAATATCTTCAATAGAAGTATTCTTTACAACAGGCTTAAGTACTTCGGCGCGAATACGATAATAGTCTGTTTCGTCTAGGTATCCGCCAACAACTGTTTCTTTAGAGCCAGATACTGTACGCTTACGGACAGCGTTCTTTTCTTCTTTAGCGACACGATTAAAGTAATCTGTTCTTTCTTCTGGAGTAGCCTTACGACCAATATACTCCATAAAGAACTCATCAATATCTTGGTCTGTTTCTGTACGGGTAGAAAGGCTAACACCGCTAGTTGGACCATCACTATCACCAGAAGACTGCTTGCCTAGCCAGGAATCAAATGATGTAGTTAAAGGGGTATTTGTATCTGTAAAATTGCTTACTGCTTCAACAGATACTTTACGGGCAGCCCTAATAATTGCAACACTTAAAGCGGTAGCATCTTTAGTATTGAACTCTGTGTCATTCATATAGCCAGCCCTGTAAAGGCGCTGTCTTAGACTATCAATACCGCCACGAGACTGTGCATCTTTAATGTATTCGGCACGAACCTGGTCTGCATCATAGACTTGATAATCGCCCTTAGAATCAATAAAAAGAAATCTTTCGCCTTGATTATCAACGCTATTAAGAATAAATGTATTACCAGCCTGAGTTACTTTATACTTGCCATTAGGACCAAAATCCTCAAGCATATCTTTTTTGGTTTGTGCCTCTGGTGTAAGTACGTTTATTTTACTTTTGTCTAATTTGCCAGCCATTAGTTTCCTCCAGCGGAGTAGGTATCGCGAGAGTAGAATCCAAGAATAGGTGCGAACACTGCTCGGTTAGCCTCTCTAATAGATGGGTCAGACTTGATTAAGTCTGCCAATGTAGATTCAATTGCTGCACGCTTATCGCGCTTAGCATCGGTAAAGTTCCAGATTAGTTTCATTTCTGGGTCATTAGAAAATGTGATAAACTCTCTAATCAACTTAGTTGATATAGACATTTTCCTTCTAAGTTCAGCATTAATTGGTGTTGACTTGTCAGCAATAGCCTGCTCGATTGAAGATAGAAGAGTTTCCTCAGTTGCTACTTCAAATCCACCAGTTGCTAGCGCTGTAGCAAGCAGTGGATTGCCATCCTTTAAAGCCTGCCTACGCAATGTAGCCTGCTCAATAATTGTTTTACGGGCTGGTATGCTGGCTTCTGTTGCTAATGCTGCGCGTTGTTCGCGCTCAATATCAAAGTATGCAGCCTTAGCCCTAGCAACCTGAACATTATCTAAGTACTTTTCTAGAGTAGGAGACTTAATAAGTTCCTGTGCTTCTAGCCATGTGTAGGCATCTGCTGTGTAGTCACCAACCTGTGGTCCAAAGATAAAAGCAGATTCACCATATGTATCAACGAATGACTTGTTATATGAAGACCAACGCTTCATCTGTTCAGTCTTTTGAATAAGAACCTTTGTAGCCTTTTCATTACGGGATACGGTATAGATAATCTTACGTGGGTTCTTGCCAACAAACATAGCAACTGCTAGTTCATATGGGTCGAATACATCATCAGATTCAGTCTTTGATATACCAGCAAGAATGTCATAGAACTCTGCACGAAGGTTTGTGATACCAGTTGTCTTAATGTAATCTGGTACACCCTTGCTTTCGCGTAGTGTAGGCGAGATTGGAGATACCATTCCCAAGAATGCACGAACTGCTACAATGTTATGAGCGGCAATCTTAATAGATTTAATGTACTCATTACGCTGTGTTGGCGTTGGATTATCTGGCAACTGTGAGCCAGGACCACCAAATGCCTGTGTATAGGCGATAGCCTGGAATGCTGCAGTTATTTCCTGACGTGACATTTCCTGTCTAGGTAGAACATCTCTTAAGTTCTGCAAGAACAAAGGAATAATTGCACGTTGAACAGTCATGTTATCGCCAAGATAACCTAGTGCATAGGTATCAATAGTGTCAGCAAAGTCTGTTGCTGGAGCCTTTAATGGTCCTGGCATATAGCCAAGCATTGACTTAAATCCTAAGAAACCTAGTGCAGCAACAGGACCGCTAAGGCTTGGCTGTCCAGCATCAGGTGAAAATGATGGGTTAATCAAGCGTAGTTTAAGAGTAATGTCATTAAACTGTGGAACTTTAAATGCACTGTTAGTTAACTTGCGCATTACTGGTTCTACCGCACTGTTAATAATTGTATCTGTAGGTAATACTACGTATGGCTCGCCCTTATCATCATAGTGAACCTCACCACGAGCAGATAATCCTTGATGCGCTAGGCGCATACGATAGATAACCTGCAATGGCTTTTCACGAAGAAGGCGATAGTAGCGTCTCCAGAAGTCTTCTGTTGCTCTATAGAAACGGGCTACTGTTCTTGTAGATAAAGCAAAGTTAGAACGAATAGCAGGGTTATCTACATACTTTAAAACAGAATCTGTAGCCTCTGACATAGCAATTTCAGTGTAACGCTTACGCGCCATGTCATCTGCTTGTTCGCGAAGCAACTCATCCTTCATCTTAGGTCGTTCAGACTTAAGTTGCTTGTATACCATGTCACGGAACTCATCCTGAAAACCAGAATATCCTTCACGAAGTCGTGTATATGTAGACAATACTGCTGGCTGACGGAACAAACCAGTAACCTGACGGTCCATTTGCTCCATTAATCCATTGCCAAGTTTAGCCCAAGCAGATTCTAACTCTGCTTTTGGTAGCAATTCTGGAAATTCAATAGCAGTATTGATTTCTCCAGTAGGTTGCTTACCAACTGTAGCCTTTTCAAACTCTTCAAACTTAATATTGTCAGCAACTCTAGCCCATTTGCCTTTTATTTCGCGCCCAGTTTCCAGTTCACGTGCAACTAATGCGTTGTGACGACCAACCATCATGTCCCAAAGTTCATCATTAAATGAATTTGGTCCACCATGGAAGGTGTTGCGCATGTCAAGCAGCATTGTTTCTATGTGAATCCGTGCAATCTCCGCTTTTTGTATACCGCGCTGGCTAAAGTAAAGAGAATCACCGAATTGATTTAAAAACTTGTTAACTATTTCTGGTTGGCTTACAATAAACTGACGTGTTGTATAGTCGTATGTTACGCCCAAACCATTAAGCATCTCAGTTCGAGCAATTGCAAAGTCTTTTGATGTCTTTAATCCATTGTTTCGGAAGAATGCATTGATTGGGTCTACAACTACACCGTCTCCAAGAGACTTGGTATTAGGTACAAACTGACGATACCATGTATCAAAGTGTGCAAGTGTTAGCCACTTGTCATTTGCACGACGCAACTGCTCGGTTGACATAGCGCGGAACTTGCGACCCACCTTTAGTGAGGCATCATTCAAAGCCTGAGACAATGTGCTGGGTGTAAACACAGCATCAATAATCTCTTTGTCAAAGCGTCCACCCAAAGATGTACGCGCTGCAACAGATGAAGCCATAGAGTTCAATACATCTGGGTGATAAACAAAGGCTTCTTTAATATACTTAAAGTTACCAACGCTTTCATCTACACCAAACATAGCAAAGACACGATTTGCTGTTTCTTCGCGAATCATAACGTGAGTTACTTCTTCAATTGGTATATCTAGTTTTTCAGCAATCTCTTGTGGAATGCGAATTCTATCTTCAATAGATAGTTTTCCTTCTGCTCCACCCTTGCGAAATGCAATGTTAATAGCACGCTTAATTGGACCAACAGCAGCAGTAGAGCCAGTAAGTGCAGTAAGAACTGCGCCTTCCTTCTTTACAGAAGGTCTAGCAAAGTTAATTAAATCACGGGTTGGTGCGCTAAGTGCATACATAAATGTTTCGTCAATTGCTGAACGAACACCTAGACGTGGGAACAGTGTTAAGATTGTCCAAAAGTTTACAAACTCGCTGACATATCTGTTTCTTGTAGCACCATCAAATAGCGCTGGAATAGAATCCTTACGTCTAGTTACTGCTGCAACTTCCATAATCTTTTCATATGGTAAGGAGCCAATAGCATTTGCTATCTGTGATGGCTGAACAATTCCACGTGCAGACAATAAGGCAACATCATTTTCTAACTTAAGTGCATGCTCGCTAATTTCAGAAGCAAAATCTTTTGGTACTTCAGTTCTAGAAGTTGTAGTCATACCAGCACGATTGTTGAATGTTCTGTTAATTATTTCTTGTATAAGTTGGTTGCCTTCTGGAGTGCCACCTAGACCATATCGGTACATAACAGATGCATAAAGATTACGAAGTATAACAACCTGTTCGTCCATCTTTGAGTCAAGAAACTCAAATGTAACGAAGTCCGCAACATCTCTAGTAAAAACCTGACGTGCAACAAGACGGAAATTTTCAGCAGTTTTAACTGCATCATCGCCGATAAGAATACGACCACCTGCTGGGCTTCGAGACATTAAGCGCCCAACTACTTCAGCAAGGCGGCGTGCTTTTAGAATATCTTTATCTATATCTGTAAATGCTTTAATACCCTGTACGTTAATACCCTGGTCAATGTCATCACCAACCGTTTTTAGTATTGCTACTTTATCCATGCCCTTGCGTTGCAATTCATTAAGTTTGTCCCCAACATTTTTGTTTGCAGCACTTGGGTTAAAAATTGCATCAGCGGTTGTTGCCATGCCACCAGAAATTCTACGCTGGTTGCGAGCAGTCGCAACACCATTGCGCATGTATGTGACACCATCAACTCTACCATTTAAAAGAGTAGTAGCGTTTTCTACATTCTTACTAAAGAAATCTTCCGCAGAAGCAGCATCAAATGTTTTGCCTTTTGCAAAAACATCTACTGCTTCAAAATTGCTAAAGCCAGGATAATTTTGTGCAATCCTGCGATATACATCAGACTTAACTGCTGTGTTAGGAGCCTCAGCAAACGCTTTAATAAGAGAACCTAGTTCTCCATCCCATAAATTACGAACGTCTGGCTGTGAAAATGCTTCTTTAATTGCACCAGAATAGTTTCCCTTTTTAGCCTGTTCCGCAATCCCTTGCGCAATTCGACCACCCTTAGTTGCAATCTTACTTGTTCCACCAGTAACATAAGTTAACGGGTCAATAATAATTTGATACATTGCATCAATAAGACCAGTTGAACGCTTAGCAATCTTTTGCCAAGCAGAAACAGTTTTAGGGTCTGGTTTATTACCAAAAATAATTTTACTTAAAATGCCCCCACCAGATGTAGGCTTTGCTTCAATAGCAGAACGCAATAAATCTCGACCAGGTGATGTCTGTGCATACTTAACGTCAGAAAGAATTTCTTTAAACTTATCTGGTTCATCAAATGCAGAGGTAATTGCAGATGAAATCTTATCATCTACCTTACCGTATTCTTCTACAATTTCTCCAGGAGTTTTACCAGCAAGCAATCCTTTTGCTACAAATACAACTTCACTTCCATGCTTTTCTTCTAAGCGAGAAACCGCACCGTTGTCGTAAAGTTCTTTACCATTGTATGCTTGAGACCATACTGTTTTAGAAAATGGATTTTTAAAAGGATTTTTTATATCGAAAGACAATGCAGGGCTAGCACCCTGTTGAATTTGACGGGCTGCGCTATATCCCGTATTAAGTGCTTTACCATATGATGCTGCAACATTGTAGGTTTCTATGATTGGAGAACCCAAAACTTTAAGAACCGCAGTACCTGCACCAAGCAGTCTATCTCCGATAGATGGGTCTTCTTTAACAAACTCTGCGTTAGGATAGAAAGAGCGAATGGCTTGCTGCGCATCTTCAGTTAAACCTTGAAATTCTTTTTTGGCAGACTTAACATCCATGTTACGAAGACGCTTTGCGTTCTTTACTGTATAAGCAAACTGCTCCATATACTGCTGTTCCTGTTGGGACAGCGCAGCGCTTTTAGCAGCGTTATAAACATTAGGACTAAGTTCACCAACAATTGGATTTATAATGCGAGCCATTAGTACCCATATTCGGCAATTGCTGCATAAATCATTTCTGCATCACCACTGTTATCAAACTGCGCAATTTTGCGCAGTGTAGATGCAAGAGTTGGTTCTTGTGATGGAAGGTTTAATGCGTCACTTCCTGGTCCAGCGCCAAAGTCAACACCAGATGTAATTGGTTCGTTTGGTCGCATAGTTGGAGCAAATAATGCTGTTGGCATTTCCATTGGCACTGACGGCGCACTTGGCATTCTTGATGTTCCAGCCATAGGAGCAGCAGTTTGTTGGTCGTAAGTAGCCTGTCCTTCACCATAAGGAAGTCCTGACATGTACCTAGCGCCTTGTGCTGGTCCACCATCTGTGCGCTGCGATAGCGCACCAGGACCCGATGTAGGTGCAGGCATGTCTGGCTTGCGGTATCCGCCTCTTGTTTCAGCCATTAGTCATCATCCTCATCATCATATGGAATATTATCAATCTTGTTTGGTAGGTCTGGAATAATCCAGTTAGGATAAGATTCAACACTTTGAATCATTGATAACGCAATTGCTTCAGAAAATCCTGCTACACGTAGCGCCTTAAAATACTCATTAATTGCAATACAGTGCTTTTCTAGTGGAGAGTAATCATCACTAAGAACTGTCTGTACTTTTGTTTTACGTACTGGCTTCTTACGTGCTGCCATGATTATCCCTTCTATAATACTTGCTGTTGTCTAATCTGTGCCGAGCCTGATGCTTCACCGCTTGAACTCAAACGGCTAAGAAGCATTTGCAAATCTGGTCGTGCTTGTGCAGGAGCGCCTCCTACTGGAGCGCCAGGAGCAGAGGGGACGGGTTGCTCAACTGGAGCACCAGCAGGAGGATTCTCTGGTGTAAACACTTCCTCGATAACATCCTCAATTTGTCTACCCTCTTTACGTCCCTTAATTGCCAAGGCAATCTTCTGAATGATAGGTAGTGGGTCTTGTCCCTGAGAAGCCATCTGTGGAATTGTTTGTGTATATGCTTGCAGAGAACCAATGAGAGCCTTACGAAGTTTTTCAACTTCAATCTTCTCTTGTTCCTGTGTGACGTTAATGCCAAACGGCATTTCTCGTTGAGCCAAGTCAACGGAAATTAAATCGCCACCCAATGCTTGAAGCATAAAAATAAGTCCCTGTGCTGGATTAAGTCCAGCCAGCATGCCGTAGCGTACATCTGCAGAATAGTCGCCCTTAATATTCTTAGATGGTGTGTACTCAAGTGCATATGGTGCACCAGCATCTACGCCACGAATTGTTTTCTTTTCATCAAATACTGTTTCATCAACTTCAAAGCAGATTGAAATAACATTCTTAAGTGCTGAAGCAAAGATAGCCTGAGCAGACTTAACCTGCGTATCGAATCCACCCATGAGTGCTTGCACACCCTGACCAGTAATAATTGAAGCATCAACATTACCGCTACGAGATTCTGGATAGCGTGTTCCTGTACGTAGTTCCTGTTGCAAAACTTGCTGTGAGTTAAACGCTCCAGCAGGAATAGGAAGTTCTACGCGGCGAACACCAGCAGGGTTATTTGTACGGATGACACCATCGCCACCAAACTCAAACTCTTGAACATCGCTAGGCAAAACAAGTGGTGCTTGTACTGACTTTTCTGCTGCTTCCATTGCAAGTAATGCAAAACGATTTCGAAGCAATTGAATACCAAGTACATCATCAAACTGTCCACGCATTTCGCCATCGATAGATGGACGACGTGCAATGTGAACTAGCATTTTCTTTATTGGATTAACCGCTGTTGATACTGCGTAGTTTTTACGGTCTGGAACATAAATTACAGACTGTTCTTTATCATAGTATCGAATAACAGTTAGATAACTATTCATGTCTTGCTCATAGCCATCTTTACCAAGAATGCCTTCTTCGTGCTCAGGGAACTGAGACACTAATTCGGCAACTGTCATACGGTATTTCTTAGCAAAAGCAATGCAGCGTCCATAGCGGTCATACTCTGGGTAAGCACCTACAGGGTTTTCTATGCGAACACGCGGCAGTTTTGCCTCTTCGTCGAATTCAATAATGAAAGGGACGAAACCAAATGTGAGATACCAGTCTGCACCAGTATACATCTGCACTTGTAAATCTGAATTAATGAAATAGTTTGCAGCAATACGGGTACGAGTGTCAGCAAACTTACGTGACTTATCCTCAACCTGGTTAATTGCAGAGCAGTTAATCGCTGGAAGCGGAGCCATAACTTCAGATAGGTCTCGTGCAACAACATCAATAAAGTTTGCTACTACGTTTGCATCTACTCCTTCTGGAAAGAAGTCAGGATAAACGCTAGAGATTTGACCACGACGTACTGCTAGGACATCTTCATGTCTAGAATCGCGCTCGCGGGCGCGGTGTTTTAGCGACTCAACACGCGCCGCAATCTGCTTAACTGATAACATTATTGTCCTAACGATTGATTAAAAATTACTTAGACTTAAGTGCGCTCTTACCAAGGCGAGTGCGATTGGCACGCGCTGGGGTAGCGTTTTTGATTATATCTGTCTTCATTTTGCTAGCATTCTGTCCAGCATTCTTCTTAGATACAGGCTTATTTGCAGCCTTAAGTCCACGAGCGTTAGCCTTTATTTCTGCTTTAGTAAGAGGTTTAGCAAGACGTTCATTTTCTTTTTGTGCTTGCTTTACACCTGATGTTGGATAAAATTTAGAATTGCTCTTTTTCATTTCAGCAGACGGCTTGGTCGAAACATTCTTGCTTACCTTACTGTGTAGTTTAGGGTGAGCGTTAGATGGAATCATTAATTTGCCTTTTGGAGTAGATGCAGTACTCTTTGAGATTTTATCACGACTTTTCTTTGCTGCATTACTTGCAAGTTTCTTTGCAACTAATCTAGCAGCGGCTGCTGCGGCTGCTCCTACGAGTGGTGCTGGCATAATGATTTCCTAACCGAATTGTTCTTGCCACTGCTCTTGGTATGCAGCATCAAGGTTGATTGATTGACGTTTTGATAGTTGCGCCTTAGTAGCCCAACGGTTTTCTTTGTAGCGGCTAGTAAATGAAGACGCTTGCATTAGTTCTTTTGCCCTAAGTACGGCAAACCATAAAGCCATAACGCAGTCGGTCTTGCCCTTAGTGTTTGGCTTCCATGTCATCAACTGTTGAAGTAGGGCTTTCATACCCTCAGAACCTTCAGTAGATGGGAACTCTATTGAGTTGTTGTTTTGGAACTTGCCTTCACGCATTGTTCCAAAGAACGTAGACATAGATGCTACGCCCATATTTGTGTCCCATTTATTCTTACCAGTAAAGTGTGGCTTTAAGTCACAGCCATACTGGGCAAGCCAGTTGCGCAAATCATCATCTAGGGCATAGCCCTTCTGGTGTGCGTTAATCTCAACACGCAACTCATTAGGTCGGTGTGTAATAACCAACTCTTCAATTGTGTTTCTAATTTTTGCAGGTGTAGGCTCTGACATGTTTACACAGTCAAGCACATATATACGGCTATCAGCAGCGTTATAATTAATTACCACGAATGCTGAGTTACCAGTCATTGCTGGGTCAAAGCCGATAATGGTATAGCCACTAACTCGGTCTGGATGTCCAGGCTTATTTGGGTCTAGTGGACCACGCTTACGCATGCCATTGACACAGCCTTGCACCAAAGGTGCTGAGAAGATTGCATCCTCAGTTACATCCTCTTGCTGGTAGACAAGCGCCCAAGTAGAGGCAGTAACTTCACCGCGTCTTTTATTAAGGGCTTCGCCGTTCCACTTAGGATATAAACCATCTTCATCTGGAGTATCTTCATCTCCGTCCCAAGGAATATCAGACCTACCCCAAAGGGTTACCCAGTTTTTAACTTTATCTTTATACTCAAGAACTGCTGGCATACCCATATAGGTAAAGGGGCTTTTGCCATTAGACCAGTACTTTGGGTCTCTTAACTCTTTATAGAAATCTGTGGGCGCAATTCGCGTTCCCACTATAAGCAGTTTACCGTTCTTGCCCAGACGGGTAATAACTTCTTTCTGTAGCCAGTTAATCTGCTTCTCATACTCATGGGCGTTAGCCGTAGTGATGCAGTCGTCCAAAATAATCAGGTCGGCACGAGCACCGTAAATCTGACCACCCATACCTAGGGCTTGGATAGTCGGGTCCTTCTCAGATGAATCACGCGCATCGCCACCAAGGTAGACGGTATCTACACGCCAGGTGTCTGCGTCACCCTTCCAGCCGCCTTCAGGACCGAACGTATTCTGCATCTTGGCGTAACGAGGGTGGGACAACCGATTCTTAATTGAGTATACAAACTCGCGTGCTTTGTTCAACGTCTTGGAGACCACGATGATGCGGACGTTAGAGTTGATGGCGATACGGTAGGTCGAATAGTTCACCGTGACCACAGTGGACTTGGCATGCTCAGGAGGCACGTTTATCAATAGGCGAGTCTGGTCGCCTGGGTCATAGGTCATAGAAGGGTGGAGCCACGAAGGTTCGCGCCCTTCAATCAAGTCAATCCAGTCTTGGTGATGGGGAAATACCTTCGACCCCAAAAACATTTCAGAGAACTGGGCAAATGTTATATCTTCCTTGGGGATACCAAGGGCTTTGATAGAGTTGCTCTTGGCATCCTCTTTGGCTTGCTCAAGCCTACGGGCAAAGTCTGCATCTCTGTATATCCAGATGCGGGCGGTATCGGGCTTTGAGCCTACCTTTTCCATCGCCTTTGCCAACGACATTCCCTCAGCCACGTGAAGGAGAACCTGCTCCTTGGCTTGCTTGGTCTTGGCAGTCTTGGGGTTAGTCGCCCCCTTTTCAAACGTCATCTAGCCCCCTAGTTATGGACAGTATTCACCTGCCTTGTAGCAGTTTAGTACAGTCTATAGTAACAGAGTGAAGAAGGCTCTAAAAAGACTTCTGAACTATTTTACTATCTACTATATATTAATCCGTTCAAATAGGTCAAACGAACACTTTCTATAGAACTATTTACAAAACTGCAGGTCAGACTAGGGGAGTACTACTGTACGGAAATATTTTAGGTAGAGATACACTACTATATTAGCAATCATATTTAACAGTCTGGGGTCATTTAGACCCACAGACAGTTAGTCTGCGACTCAGTTGTACTGTAGTCTGTCACGCTGGATAGACAACAGTCTGGGGCGGGAATAAACCTAAAGGTACTGCGCCCAGTTTAACTGCATATACTGCGGGCAGTTGCATGGTCTGTATCTATAGGTCTCCTTCCTTGTCAAGTTCATAGACGCTTCGCATTCCTTGACAATTCCCTCCGACCTATGATGGTCTGGATTCTGTAGTTAGAAATCCTAACTACGGAAAGGTAACTATGTCTAGTTTAGAGTGCACTTGGAACCACGCGACTAACGAGTTCCATGCAGTACCAGCAGGTAGCAATTGCCCACTATGCAGTAACCAAGCATGGGCGTGTGCCCAATGCGACTACCGCTACTGCGAATCGCCAACCTGTGAATGGGAGAATGTATGAGCGAGTCACTAGGTATGAGCGTCACCAATGAATGCTATGAGTGCATGGTGATAGCCCGTGATACTGCGGAGGGTTTCCCTCCCAGCCAATGTCAGTCCTGCATAGATGACGCAGAGGCTAGAGCAGATGACAATGCTTGGAATCTGCATGAGGACGACAGGCTAGGTGAAGGTCACTGCCTGTCTATAGATACAAGTGACGCTCCCTCGGCAAGCGAGTGGGTCGCGTCAGAAACATATATCAAGCCACAAACAAGGAGAGCACAGATGGTAGAAAGATGGGACGAAAACCTCAAGTTAATAGAACTCGCTGTGAAGTTCATAGACACAGACGAACCAGTAACGCGTAGCGAGTTCTTGCCACCAATCGCACAACTCATAGACGGAGGTGTCTATGAAGAATACTGGGAACTAGACGACCAGCGCCAACGCGCTAGGGAAGTTCAATGTCACTGGTGCAATCTGCTTACCCCAAAAGCATTCAACGATTGCCAAGCATGTGACCGACCACTAGAATTGAATGTCAGATAGGCATTCAAAGCAGGCAAGCCCGTCGCCTTTGGCGGGCTTGCCAGCCAGTAAGTAATCAACTAACTAACTAAGGAGAAGCAAGTGAAGAACGAAATCAGCATCACAGGTACAATCAAGAATGTAAAGACATATACAAACGAGCGTGGAACATTGCTTACAGGCTGGTTTGACCAACGCGATACATCACGCACATCAGATGGAACTGCAGACCGACAGGTATATGTAGTCGGCATGAATGTAGTTGCACTAGATGATTCCACTGTAAGTGAAATCCTAGGTGCAACCAAGGCAGGAACAGAAGCCTCAATGCCAATCACAATCACAGGACGCATGGTCACTCGCTTTGACCGCCGTCCTAATGTGCCTCGTGAAAAGCAGTACGCACCAACACTTCAGTTGGAAGTACATGCTGTAGAGGTTCACGCTTAAAGACAAAACAGGTGGGTGGCAGAGATGTCACTCACCTGTCTCTCTTTTTTTGACGGGCATTCCCGTATAAGTACAGACTAATGTGAGTCCATTATAATTCTAGGAGAGATTATGTATCTATCAGCAACAGAAGTGCTAGGTATTACTATAGCCCTAGCCTCATCTATATTCATTATGGTACTAACTACCATTGCAAACTACAGATTGCAGCAGGATAATAAACTGCTACGCCTAAGACTAAAGACTAACCGTAGATATTGGGAGGCAAGGGTAAACCACAGATGATGAATCTAAAGACAGCAGTAGCAAACCTGCAAGTATCTACAGTTGCATTGCCATTTGCCCATGGTCTAGACCTATATGAGACCATGGTATTTGATGAGCGTGACATGGAAGTAGAACCATTTACCCGTAGGTATCAGACCTATGACTCTGCGGAAGCAGGTCATCAGGACACAGTAAACGAGATAGAATCTACCATGAGAGATGCACGACTATGAGTATGGATTTTAGAATACAGTGCACTACATGTTGGCAAGCAACCAAGCATGATGCTTTAGATTCAGGAGACAACCTAATATGCGACAAGTGCGGAGCGAAACTATGACACCGAATGAAATCATGAAGATACGAGCCAAGGCTGCAAGTTATGCACAAACATTTCTTGCTAACAAATACTATGATGAGTACAAGGAATTGTATGACGCATACTTAACCAATCGTGGTATCAGTATACGTAGACGTAAAGTTATAGTAGATGAGAGGACAGTTACTAATGAGTGAGCCACGTGAAGAAGACGACATAGCGCTAGACAAAGACCAAGAGTGTGAGGATTGTGGTTGCTTTATCTGGGAGTGCGTATGCAATGAACCAGATGAGCCATTTGATGTAGTATATGCAGACTAATCTAAGTTAGGAGCGCCATGTTTACGGCAGCAAAGAAGTACCAAGCAATCATAAGTGCAGGTATATTAATACTTGCAACCATGTTTGGCATACCAATCAAATCGTATGTCAAATATGTAGACAAGCAGATAGCAACAGACGAAGACTATGTTAAGCAGACTGTTGCACCTCACTACTGGACACCCTATATGTCGAAGACATATGCTCGTGGTTACATTGCACTTGAGTATCCACAATGGGGACGCAGTGAGTGGTCAGCCTTGAAGAAACTATGGGGTAAAGAATCAGCATGGAATCATAAGGCAGCCAACCCTAAGTCCACAGCCTATGGTGTAGCCCAAGTATTAAAGACCAAGCCTGGAACGCCCGCCCCTCTCCAGATTGAGAAGGGGCTGGCTTACATCGAACACAGATATGACAAGCCTTCAATCGCATGGTCACACTGGAGAAAGCATGGTTGGTACTAATGAAATACATAGTGCAAGTAGAAATCTCAGTTCAAACAGATAACGATGACAATGCTTTGTTCTGGGTGCAAGATGCTATAAAAATGTATGGCGCAAGAATGTCTATCCATCGGTGGATAGATACACGACTAGAAGGAGAGAGAAACAATGACAACTAAAGAAAACGAATACAAGACACTAGAAAACAATGAAGATGTCAGCATCCAACGCGAAGGCGCTGAGTTGATTGATGAATTCTTCTCATCATTCGTACCATTGAATATGGATGAGGTTACAACTACACGTGTGCTTTACTATCTGACAGACATTCAGGTACGTGACTTCGCACTCGGTATCATGGGTAAGTATGGCGAAGAGAAGACTCTCGCTGTACTGGAACACCTACTAGACAACGCACCAACCGACACACCATATGTCAATGCACCAGCAGCATTGCTTGCTCAGTATCAGTATGAACTAGGCAAGACAGCAGATGCATTCCTAACACTAACAAATGCACAGCCAAGTTACTCTCTTGCTAGATTACTTAGCCGTGTATTCCAAGTAAACTGGGACCCTAAATCATTTGCTCGTATGCGTGAAGAACTACACCCACAGGTGGTAAAGAATATCTTCGGAGATGAGGCTAACTAATCATGGGATTAGATATGTATTTATATCGTAAAGATACAGAGCAAGTAGCATATTGGCGCAAGGCTAATGCTATTCATGGTTGGATTATTGAAGAGACAGGAGCAGTAGATAACTGCGACCCTATTCATATAAGCAAACCATTACTTATCAGACTACGTGATACATGTGCTGAAGTTCTACGAGTACAGACAGCAGACTATGCTGAAGAACTACTGCCACCTAGTAGTGGATTCTTCTTTGGCAGTCAGGAAGTTGATGACTGGTACTGGGAAAACATTAAAGAGACAGTTGAAAGATTAAATGATATTATAGATAACAGTTCGGAAGACCAAGAGTTCGAGTACCACGCATCGTGGTAACAACAACAGAAGGAGAGAACAATGCAACAAGTAACAGAAGAATACAATAACAAATCACTGGCTAAACTAAACAGACAGGCTTGGACTAGAGCAGGCGTTGCAGTCAACGCTGGCTCTGCATCTGAAGCAGCAAAGCAGGCTGGTCTTGATTGGAATGTAATGCTTGCAGATATGCAGGCATATGTTTCTAATAAGGTCAACGAGTTCGAGTCAGTAACAGATTACTATCCTGTCCCTAAAAAGCAGGCAGTAATTAAACTTGGCAAAGACAATGACAACCAAGTGATTGGTGTAGTCGGTGACAAGTATAAGATTGTGCAGAACATGGAAGTATTCAGCGCATTAGATACGCTAGTAGATTCAGGCGATGCACGATACACAGCAGCAGGTGAGTACAATAACGGTGCTAACATCTGGATGGTTATGGAACTACCTATTGGTGTAAACGTAGCCAATGACCCACATGCTGCATTCCTGCTAGTGCAATCATCACATGATGGTTCATGTGCAGTACGCATTCGTCCTATCATTGAGCGTTTGTTCTGCTCTAATCAAATCAACAAGTTGATTAAGGGTAAGAAGACAAACGACTTTACTTATGTTATGAAGCACACAACTAATTCAGAGTTGTCTGTTCAAGACATTCGTAACATCACCCAACTTACATACCAGGCAATCGAAGAGTATGAAGTAACAGCAAGCGGTTTGCTTAAGCGTGAGGTATCAGCAGCGCAAGTACGCGATTACTTCAAGCGTGTATGGGCGCTGCCTTCTACTGTAGAGGACAAGCCATACCACCTACTCACCCAAGGTGAGCGCAGACAACAGACTATTGCTATCACCGCACGCGACAAAGCGTGGCAGGTATACAATGAATCAGAAACACAAGCCAACATTAAAGGTACAGCCTTTGGTGCATGGCAAGCAGTGGTAGAATACGCAGACCATCATGCATCGGGCGGCTCCGAACGGCTCGCCGTTGCCGCCCTCAGTGGACGCAGTGATGGCATCAAAAACAAAGCACTAGAGTTGGTGCTTGCATAGTATTAGCATAGTGAACCAGCGTAAGGTGATGTGAAGACCACCGAGATGCAGGTAGTTTATGCTAAAGCGCAGAACTTATGTCGTTACTTCCTATTTCTCCATAAGGGACACCTCACTGGGTTGCTCCGCCAGTGGCGCACACGGAGCACACACAAACAACGAGAGGGAAACATGAACACAATCACAATCGAATCACCAATCAGTGGTGATACAATTACATACACCGAAGTTGAGATTCGTAACTTCATCAGCAAGGCAGGAGAAGTAAGTGGACTCAATGATTCAATCACCGCACACCTCAGAGAAATCCGTACGATTCGTAATGAGGTCCGTGACTTTTTCAGTGAAGGTGAATGGTCAGACGGTGAGACAACATGCAACAAAGGTGATGTCAATGCAATGCTCGAACGTATCGGCGCAACCAAACTTACAACCAAGTATCGTGGAAACTTCACCATCACTGGCACATTCGAAGTAGATGTAGAAGATGAAGATGAAATTGAAGATACAATCACTGAGAATATTTCAGTTGAGTGCTATGCTGCAGATGTAGATGTAGATAGCATTGAGTTGCATGATGTAGAAGAAGACAACTAATGCAGACACCAGTTATCACCAAGCAAATCTTTCAAGAGAAAGACGAGTATTTCTTAGTTGAAATACAAGCAGACGGAAAGATTTTTCTTAAACGCAAAGTATATGGCTGGTCAGATACATGGTCATTGCCACTTGAGGAATACAACCAATGAGTAGAGAGTTACAAGAAACTCTAGACCGCATGGCTGTTGCAGCCCAGATAGTATTAGACGAAATATTAAATGAGATTGAAAATGAGTAGCGCATACGTCCCATATAATGGGACTGCTGGCTGGTCAGGTACGGATACATCTATGCAGAGAGCCATAGATAATATCCACTCTGGTCGGGAATTAAACAACCAGCAGTTAGCGTTAGCATATTTAAAACAAGCAGGTGAACTAGGGCTAACTTGGAAAGAGTTAGCCACTGAAACAGGCTGGCATCACGGCACAACAAGTGGCGTGCTATCAGTCCTTCATCAGTCAGGTGCAATCATACGATTGTATACTGCTCGTAATAGATGCAAGGTTTATGTGCATCAGAATTACAAAGGTGCTTATAATAAATATGAAACCTATAAGAAAAAAGAAAAACTTTGCCCGCATTGTGGGCATGACATCAATGCATAAGCCGTTCCTTATGCTATGATGGGACAACCAGTAGGGCGGTAGGTTTTTGGCTCTCTCCTTGTCCTACCCCCACTGGTATCTAATCAAAGGAGAAACATGGCAGAGTTAGAAATACCTAGAGATAAGTATGGCAGACCTATGGTAGTACCACCTAAGGGTGGTAAGCCAGTGGCATATACAAGAACAACAACAGTTGCTGGTTCATTAGATGATGGCACTGCACTTGTAGCATGGAAGTTACGCATGGCTGCAACTGGATTAACATTGCGCTCTGACTTATTGTTAGCAGCAGCAGCATCTCGTGAAGATAAGTTAGAGATGGATAAGTTAGTTGAAGATGCAATGGAAGCAGCGGGTGCTACCAAGCAGGCTACTATTGGAACAGCAATCCATTCTCTTACAGAGAAGTTAGACAGAGGTCAAGACCTCGGTCCTATCCCAGAAGATTATGTTGCAGACATACAAGCGTATGCTGATGCAACTAAAAACTTTACCAACATTCATATCGAACAGTTCTGTGTGCTAGATAAGTACAAGATTGCTGGCACACCAGACCGCATTGTCGAATACAAAGGCGAGAAATTTATCTCTGACCTTAAGACAGGCAGCATTAGTTACCCAAACAAAATCGCTATGCAGTTAGCAGTGTATGCACACGGCTTGCCGTATGACCCTGCTACGGCAACCCGTGGCTCTTGGGGTGACATCAATACAGAGAAAGGAATCATCGTGCATCTACCAGCAGGTAGTGGACAATGTACTCTACACTTTGTAGACTTAGTTCATGGTTGGAAAGGTATTGAACTAGCCATGAAAGTAAGAAAGCACCGCGAAAAGAAAAACATATCAACACCAATACAAGGAGAATAATGTCTCATTCAGAAGCACCGATTAGCATCACAGTTAAATCAGCAGCAGGTTCGCTAGTCACAGTTCGTGCTGCATCAGCAGAAGAACTTGACCAGACAATTGCAATGACACTTGCATCACTTGCATCTGCTACAGAAGAACTCGAAAAAGCAGTGCGTGGCACTGGTTTCAGCGCACCATCAGCAACTCCTATCTCACCAGCAGTTGGCTATGCAGCCAATGCGCTAGGCGGAACTGTCATTGCTGAATCATTTGCACCAGCAGCAGCACCAGCAGGCACAGGACAGCGCATGTGTCCGCATGGTTCAATGACTCGCATCCATGGACTAACAGGTAAGTTCGGTCCATACAAAGGTCACTTCTGTCCTGCTAAGCAAGGCGACCCAAGTAAATGCACAACTCAATATGTTAAGGCAGGCTCACCAGAGTTTGCTTCATTCGTAGCCGACCAAACAAAGGCATAAATGAAAACACTACGCCGTAGCGTAGGCAAGGCAGAGGTTGGCGGGGAACCATTACCGCCACCTTTCCAAGCCTTCGCAAGAGAAGGAATCATATTACGGCGTGCAGAAGTAACTGTAATTGCAGGCACTCCAGGTGCAGGCAAGTCCAGTATCGCATTACATATCGCAGCAAGATTAAAACAACCAACATTATATTTCTCTGCGGATACTAATGCACATACAATGGCTATGCGATTACTCGCGCTTCGCGCACGCATTCCACAAGCACAAGCAGAACTAATGCTTAAAACACAACCAGATACAGCCGAGGCTATCTTGCGTGAGTATGGAAATATGTATTGGTCATTCGAACCAAGTCCTACTCTCCGTGATTTAGATGAGGAAGTATCTGCATTCGAAACTATATGGGGCAGAAGCCCTACTCTTATAGTGGTAGATAATCTTATGGACATTGCTATTGATGGACACGAAGAGTTTGCTGGTATGAGACAGGTCATGAAAGAGTTGAAGTATCTTGCAAGAGATACCAATGCAGCAGTATTAGTATTACACCATACGCAGGAGAGTGCACCTGGCTATCCGTGTCAGCCACGCTCAGCGTTGCAAGGCAAGGTCGCGCAGATTCCTGCTATGGTGTTAACTGTAGGTCAGATGATGCAGGGACAGGACGCATACCTATGCGTAGCCCCTGTCAAGAATAGATACGGCAAGGCAGATGCAACTGGTAACACATACATATCGTTATCATTTGAGCCTGGCTCTATGTATCTAGAAGATGTAGTCCGCGACTATAGACAGGCAGAAATGACACCATGAGTAGCGCAGCCAAAGCCAAAGGCTCAGGAGCAGAGCGAGATGTAGTTAAGTATCTAAAAGAGAACGGCTTCCAATATGCTGACAGGCGACTGGCTGGCGCAACACTAGACAAGGGTGACATATCAGGTATACCTGGAGTTACAATTGAAATCAAGAACCATGCTAAGATGGACTTAGCAGGGTGGACAGAAGAGTTGATAGTCGAGATGGCTAACGACAAGGCATGGACAGGCGTAGTGTGGCACAAGCGCAAGGGTAGGGGAAGTCCTGGCGATTGGTACTGCACTATGCCTGGTCATGTATGGCTAGACCTATTAAAGAGAGCCTTAAACAATGGAGAAACCAAGCATTGAAGAATACCTGCACTACATAGGTGCAGAGACACCAGCGATAGGTGCTGGTTGGCGTAAGATGAAGTGCTGCTTTCATCTTGATAGTCACGCAAGTGCAGCAGTAAACTACGATAAGAACGCTTTTGTCTGCCACGGTTGTGGAGTTAAAGGCGATGTCTATTCGTTAATCATGTATAAAGAGGGAGTTAATTTCCGTGAGGCTAAACAATTCGCAGAGACAGTTCTTACTGCAGGCAACACAGAGGTACGCAGCAGCGATAGAAAGCGCGAGCGACTATCTGTCAAACCGTCATCTCTCGGTAGACGAGGCAAAAGTCTTTCACTTGGGAGTGGTCGAAGACCCGCTTCCAGGGCATGAACCATATAGGGGCAGGCTTGCTATCCCATACATCACGCCATCAGGCGTAGTAGATATTAGATTCCGTGACCTAACAGGTACACACGATGCTAAGTATATGGGATTAGTTGGTGCTGAAACTACTATGTTTAATACGCAAGCAGTCTTTGCTGCCGACAGTTACATATGTGTCACCGAAGGTGAGTTCGATTGTATTATGATGGGTACTAAGACACAGCACCCGACAGTTGGTATTCCAGGAGCAAACAACTGGAAGAAACACTATGCTAAAATCTTAGATGATTTTGAAACAGTCATTGTCTTAGCCGATGGCGATGCCCCTGGCTTAGAGTTTGGCAAGAAGATTAGCCGTGAACTAGGTAATGTTAATATCATCAGCATGCCAGACGGTGAAGATGTAAACTCTATGATGATAAAGAAGGGGAGTGAATGGATTGACGAACGAATCCGAGAATGTATTGCCAATGGATGATAGTTTCTGGGAGCATGCTGACCATTTAGATTTTGATATGATTATACAATTGTCTGAGCAAAAGCATCTTAATATTCTTCATGCTCTGCATGATGTATACCTAGCCATAGATGAAGACCCAGACGAAGCCAAGTTCCTTGTCACTGGTATAGCAGCCCTTATGCTGTCATCCAAGTATGGCAAGACAGATGATGTATACAATGAGATAGTAGTACAGATAGCCAAGAAAGACATGGACATAGAACTAAGGGAGTTACTTAATGAAGGATAGCGAAGATGCAGCGCAGATTATGCGCGAACTATTTGTAGTTCTAACTAAAAAGCATGAGGACTATGGTCCAATGAATATAGCAGGAGCGCCTGGCGGTCCTATGAACGGACTGCGAGTCCGTATGTATGACAAGATGGCTAGACTTAACAACCTAGTAGACAGCGGCGACACGCCGAACTATGAATCCATTGAAGATACACTGATTGACCTAGCAAACTATGCCATAATTGGTTTACTTGTTCAGCGCAATCAGTGGGCTGGCATTCCAAATGGAGAACCATATGAAGAGAGTCGTCGTCCTCAGTGACTTACAGATTCCGTATCAAGATAACAAAGCAGTAGATGCAACTATAGACTTCATTGCCGACTACAAGCCAGACGAACTATGGTGTGTAGGTGATGAATTAGATGCACCAGAACCTAGCCGTTGGAACAAAGGTATGGCTGGTGAATATGCAGGTACACTACAGCAAGGCATTGATACAACAAAAGAAATCATAAGTGAATATAGAAAAGCACTAGGCAAGAAACCTTTTTATATCCAAAGGTCTAATCACACAGACCGCATTGACACTTACATTCGTAAGTATGCCCCAGCGTTCAGCAGTCTCAAGTCACTAGAGATTGAAGAACTACTGGGGTATAATTCTTTAGGCGTGACATACCTACACAGGATGCACGAGTTACTACCTGGTTGGGTGATGGCACACGGAGACGAAGGCAAGTTGTCGCAGACTCCTGGAAGTACAGCCTTGTCATTAGCCAAGCGTCTAGGCAAGTCAGTAGTCTGTGGGCACACGCATCGCGTGGGCTTACAACATGAAACAGTTGGCTTCTATGGTAAGACAAACACTCTCTTCGGTCTCGAAGTGGGGCATATGATGGATATAAAGCAGGCTGATTACCTATCGGCAGGCACTGCCAACTGGCAGCAAGGCATTGGAATCCTAATAGAAAACAACAAAAAAGTTATTCCATACGCAGTACCTATTATTAATGGCGAGGTACACCTTCCATAATGAATTACATTTCAGAGTATAATGATTTAGTTCAGCAGTTAGCGTCAGAATATGCACGCAGATACAGCATGCTTGAACTAGATGACATTGGTCAAGAGTTATGGGTCTGGTTCGTATCTCATCCACGTAAGTACAAAGAGTGGTCAGAGTTAGAACAAAAAGACAAAGACAAACTCATTGCCAAGTCACTAAGGAACGCAGCCCTTAAGTTCTGCGAACGAGAGAAAGCAAGGAAAGTTGGGTACGATTCGTCCGATTTGTATTACTATGATGTGTCTGTAGTAGAGGCTTTTCTTCCATCAATTATTGCTGGAACCTATGCAATTCCTACAAGCATTCAAGATTTAAATTCAAAGTTTGGTACTGGTAATGCTGCGGAAGGCAACAACTGGCTTTCTTTACGAAGCGATATTGCATTAGCGTTTGATAAACTATCAGATGCTAAGCAGAATATCTTACGACTTCGCTTTAGTATTGATTCACCAGACTGGTCGCTGTTAGCCAAGGACATGGATAGCACACCAGATGGCGCACGCATGAAAGTGCAACGCGCTATTAACTCATTGGTTAAAAACCTAGGTGGCTGGCGACCATACAATGAGCCAGATAGTATTCAATCAGAAGCAGGGGAAGAACAAAATGTCAGTGATTGAAACATATTTAGAATGGTTGACAATACATGAATCAGAAGCAGGTGAATGACCTAAGAGGCGAACCAACATTCGCCTGCATATGTGGTTGCGCAATGTTCCGCATCAATGTAATGTGGGACCAAGAAACCAGAGCAGTTGGCTGGTATGATTTAGCACAAGAATGTGTAGAGTGCGGTACGATAACAACCGCACCTACTGAAATAGATGGGTGTGAGTAATGCCGTTGTACGATTTCAAATGCGGTACTTGTAGTGAGGTTATAGAAACAAATGAAAACATACCACCAGTTTGTGGAACGTGTAGTGGAACTATGCAACGCATCTGGTCTTCTCCAGCAATTAAGTTTAATGCACCAGGCTTTTACTCAACAGGAGGATAATGTATACATTCGGCGAAGAAGCAAACTGCAATGGTATAGATACAGAGTTATTTTTTACAGACGAAAGCAAAATATACAGAGAACTATCACTATTAAAAAGAGTATGCGGTAATTGCACAGTCCAAGCCGAGTGTCTTGACTATGCCCTGCACCATGCGGTGCTAGGTTGGTGGGGTGGGACATCAGAAAAAACCCGCAGAGCGTTACAACAAAAACTTAATATCAGTCCAGAGCCAGTACTAATTACAGAGAAGTGGATAGCATAATGGTATTAGAAATTGCACTAGGAGCATTCCTAGGTCTAGTTATATTTGATGTAGTCAAAGACGTATCAGATTTTCTTTCTACAAAATGGAGGGCACACCAGTCACGCAAGCGACTAGAGCAGTTCCTTGACGAATTGCATGACGCACCACGCTATGAGTACAAATTGCCCGCTTCTAAGCGTAAGCCAGTAGCCAAGAAGGCAGCAGCCAAGAAGAAGCCAGTTAAAAAGCGTAAGTAAAAACAAAAAAGACCCCCGTCAGGTAGGTTAATGTACCTGAACGGGGGCTTTCGTGTCTCTACGGGGCTTCTATGCCCCTAAAACGGGGTGTTTCTACTTGGCTATGCGACCAAATTCCTTGGCTTTAGGGTCTAAAGCCTTCCAGATTGGAGCAATAAAGGCAGACGCAAAGGCGTATGCCAGTACCTTAGGGTCAGTAATTCCTGCTGCATAGAGTGCTACTACTGATGGGACAGCAGCACGTGCATATGTAGTTGCGATTGCGATTAACTTAGTTGTGTTCATTTATTATCCTTTACTTAAGACTTGAATACGGGCTTGCCAAAGCCCACGATAAATACTGGCAGTGACTTCTTTAATGTAGCGCCATTCTTTTTCTTGTATGCACGCTTCTTAAGGCAGACTTCGCCTCCGTTGCGCTGGTCGCCCTTTTTATCTGGGCTGGTATTACCTTCGATACAAGTTACAGTTCCGTCTCCGTTGTCTCTAACCACGATTCCAACATGGCTAATGCGGTCAATACCATCGTTGGGAAAATCAAAGAAAACAATATCCCCAGGTAGTGGAGTCGCTTCATCTACTTTCTCCCAAGCATTCTTTTTAATGAACGCTTGTGCTCCCGCCAGAGTGCTGACCACATTAGGAATCTTAAGTCCCACTTCATTTGCACACCAATTCACGAACGAGCCACACCAAGGTAGGAAGTTAGCCTTGGTAAATGCTCCGTACTTTGTCTCGTTATCTTTTGGACCTTCAATGACACCGACTTCCGCACGTGCCACTTTAATAAAGTCATTACGTTGACCCATATTATTCACTCGCTTTCTTATCAACCTTAGCAAAGGCTGCATTAATCTCTTCTGATGTCAGGCTTCCGTCTGCTAGGTAGTAGCGGGCTAATGCCTCAAGTACTCGTGCCGCACCTAGTGCGCCCGCGAGTGCTGCTGCCTGCCATACTTCAATACCAACTAGCGAACCAGCACCAATAACTCCAAGAGATTCTGCTGCAATTACAGCAAAGATTCGCATCATTACATTCTTAAATGTATCCATTATTCATCGTCCTTTAGGTTGCGTAAGTTAAGCGTGACAGTCCAGATGACTAGACAAATCACGATTGCATAACCAACAACTGTCTTGGCAGAACCTTCAAGGACTACCCAAGCGACGAACATTCCAAGGAGTGTCCATAGTTGATTGGCAATATCTGATAGTAGTTTTTTCATTATGGCTTTCTCCTATATGCTGCAGTCGCAGCAGCGCTTGCTGCTGCCTGTGTTGCTATACCACCTGCGATAATTGCAGATACGACTACTTCTTGTGCAGTCTCTCTTACTTCTGGTGGGAGGTCCGCCCCTACATTTCCGATGGCTGCGAGTGCAGCACCTGGGTCTGTAAATAATTCTTGCAGCAATGCTGCTGGGTCTTGCAATAAAGCCACGGCGATTGCAACTTCTGCCGTTACTACCACCCCATTATCCAGACTTACTGGTGTATCAGGTGCTAAACTTTCTAGGTCTACGTTACCTACACTTGGGGGTTCATATGAAGTATCAGTCGGAGATGCTGGCTCAGGTTCTACGGGTTGCTCTGTCTCGGTCACAAGAACTTCTTCAGTCTCTTCCTCAGAATCATCCTCAACTGGAGTATCCTGTAAACTCTCTTCATCAACAAGTAGTTCAGGTTCTTCGACAGGCAACTGCTCTTCAACAGTTTCTGGCTCTTCCACAATTTCAGGCTCTAGAGCGGGAGGTTCTTCCTCAACAACAGGCTCTTCCTCCACAACGAGTTCCTCTTCAGGCTCAGGCTCTGGTTCAGGAACCACTGGAGGTGGGTCAGGTAGAACAACAGGGTCAGGGATTACGACTGGTACAGGCTCTGGTTGAGGCTGAGGCTCAGGTTGAGGTGCTGGCTGCGGAGCAGGTGCAGGAGTTGGTTCAGGTTCCGTTACCACAGGATGAGTGGGTACACTTGGTACAGACGGAGAAGGAGTAGGTTCAGATAGAATTGTATTTACTGATTGCGTTTCTACTGTTGGTGTCTCTACTGGCACTACAGGGGTTACTGTTTCGACAGTGGCGGTCTGCGTTTCGTGAGCGTCATGAGCAGGTGCTGTTGTTGTGTCAGGAAGTGGTGCGGTTGCAGTCGGAGAATCAACGACTGCAGTTAGAGAATCAACAACTGAAGGCGAAGGAGACGGAGATGGTTCGGGTTCGGCTTCAGGAGTTGGGCTAGGTGATGGAGTTGGTTCAGGGGTTGGCGTTGGGCTTGGTGTTGGTTCTGGTAATACGCCGTTATAATAACCCGAAGTAGTATCACTAAGAGTATCGCTGACATAAGTAGTAAATCCTGGAGGCGCATAGCCGCCTTCACAAAATAGTCTAGGAATATATCCCCTATTAGCAAAGAACTCTTGGCTGTTATCCCATCCAATTTGATATGTCTGTTGAGTTCCTTCTTGATTAGCACAGGTTACATCAGTGTATGCAGTTGCTGCACTTGCTTGAGGACTCCAAAAGAATGACGTGCCTAATACAATAAAAAATACTGCGTACTTACTTAGTCTTATTCTCACAGAGGATAAGGTAAATCTGGTCAACGCGTTGTTCAACTCGGTCCAATCGTTCGGTGTTGATATTAACTGCGTCCCTCATCGAACCGCCACCATTCGGTTTAAGTTCTTCTAAGTAGTGCTTAACTAGCCATCTAATTGCTGCTGTAAAACCACCAAGTAAAGTCATTATGGCTACGGCAAAGCCAGCCCATTCAGTTGCTGTCATTATACTGTCCTTACCACAATTGTAAGGATGCCACCATAACCATTGAACTTATCTGGTGGGGTTGTTCTTTTAAATGAAATGCCTTCGATTTGTACTTGGCGTAGTTCTTGTGTATTCAAATCCTGCCACAATACTACGTCACCGCTTTCTTCAATTGCTTCTAACTGCAGTAGGCGCTCATGCGCTCTGCCTTTATAGCCAGTAGTCACACCATTGCGGTCTGTTTCTGTGTCAAAGCAGTAAACAGGAAACTGAATGATTCGCTGACGTGGCGTAGCAATAGTAGCCTTAGCCTGATAGCCCTTAAATATAGGACCAGTTGAGGTTGTAGTTGCATCACGCACAAACAAAAACTTGTAAGCAATATACTCACGGGCGGTAGATGGCTGGTTAGTTCCAACCTCAACCTCTGGTACTTGTGAGTCATATGTAATGTGGTCGTACTCTGTGCCGTCAATGTCAACAGTAAGCAGACCTAGCGACCCTTTAGAGAAGTCACCACGCCCAATAAGGCGTTTAAAGTTTTTAGGTTCTAGCGTGCCATAACGGATATTACCTGTGGTTAAATAGCCAGTTGGACGCAAGACAGTTGCTGACTCAAAATAAATTGCACCATTTGTAGTATTGTATGCGGTTGAAAATGCTAGACGATTGGTAGTACCTATAAATGCAACTGCAGTTGTATAGTGCTCTTCGGTTTGTGTTACCTGCAAGTCATTTGCATATGCCATGCGTAAAGTAGTAATCTCATTATCTAAATCTAAACGAATAAGACCACCATCTAGTGCACCAATACCAGATGCTGCCCAAACAAATCGGTCACGACCAGCAAAGTCATAGACTGGCTGGCTTGTTTCAATAATAAGTGGACCATAATCTAATGAACCATCTTGGTCATTAACCAAAGCAACACGGATACCCTTGCTAGTGCCAATGCACATGTATCCTAGGTAGTAATATATCTTTTCAATGATTTCACCTGCTGGCAATTCAGCGGCAACTACTGCAGATGTGAGTGTCGGCATGACACCAGAGGTATTTAGTGTATACTTCTGTATAGTAGAATAGATACCAGAATGTCCCGCCGTGTAAATGGCGGGTCCAGATGCAGCAATAGATGTATAGTGATAGTTAACATTAGGGTTTGTATATACAGGTGTAGGTAATGCTGCTGCAGTTGTTGCTAACTCATAAACTTTATTATTAACACATAAAATAATACGGTCTTTAATAAATTCCATAGCAGCATATTGAATTACCAAACCAGTTTCTGTGAACATTGGTGATGGAATAGTAGAAGTACTGTCAGAAATTAACTTCTTATACATATGCAGTTTGTTGGCTCCGCCAGCAACTGCATTGGTTACCCAATAGTAATATACGCCATCATCACACATGGCATAAACAGGTTCTGCTCCACCAGCAATATAGTCAACAACATGAGCAATAGTTCCATCTTCTGAAATTCTGTCTATGTCGTATCCATCATGCATCAATACACCATTAGTTCCACTCCATTTAACCGAGCGGATATGTTGATTGGCATGTTGATGGTCTGTACCAGTAACTGCTGTAGTTACTTCATGTGTGTTAACTACATCTTTAAGTAGTGTTACTTGTCCCTTAGTCCAGACATCTACACCTTGGCTATCAGCAAAGCGATATAAACCTGACTCATCATTAGTAGCAGGGTCAAAGAACTTAATGCCAGCGCCACCATGAAAAGACATCTGTGAGCGTAACCACCAGCCAGTGAGCGACTGCTCACCAGGCTCATTGCCATTATCAAACTGGTCTTTACGAAATGGTGCAGTCTGGCGAGTAGCCTCATCTTTATCTGAGATTGCAGATATAAACGGCATACCACCAACGGCTGTATCGTAAGAGATATTAGTGTTCTGCCAGACAGCATCTGTAGAAACAATACCAATGTCGGTAGTTAAGTCGTAAGTACCACCACCGTCTGTTATATCGCGACCAGCCACGTTACTCCTTAGATAGAAAAATTAGTTGAGCAGTTTAAATCCAATGCTCAGGGATAAGTTAATTAGTACCAGACCATCACATAGCCAGGAGCACCATTGCCACCTGCACCAGAAGTTGCTGTTGTGGTTGTACTTAATGCAGCCCCACCTCCACCGCCTCCAGCAGCGTATCCAGTCGGAGTTGCACCATTATCAGCAGTCGATGTACCGCCAACAACAATTCTTCCTAATCCACCAGTTCCGCCAGTATATAAACCAACTCCACCAGCACCACCGTTTGCTGTTCCATTAACTGTGTTTGAATAAACGGAAGCACCAGAACCGCCGCCACCAGAAATCCAAGGAAGATTATTTGCCATTACATTTTGAATTGGACTATCTGTGCCAGTTCCAGTTGCAATTAATGTTCTAAGACCGCCATTTGCCCCAAGTGCGCCATATCTTGAACTGCTTCCGCTTGGAGCAAAATAATATCCTTCTCCGTAACTACCACCATCGCCACCTATTTCTGGAACTGTTCCTGTTTTAGCGGGACTTGCTGCGGCAAATCCTCCTGGATTACTGCCACTTCCGCCAACACTATATGGATAAGTATTTTGAGTATTTGTCTGTCCACCCCCACCGCCAATGCCACCTTTTACGGATAGTGCTCCAAAATATGTAATTCCTCCATTATTGCCAGAGTTCCCAGCAAAACCTGAAGCACCATCTGAAACAGATGTACCTCCTGTGCCTGCTGCACCAATAGTTACTGTTGTATTTGCTGTTACATAGCAGTATCCAGCATATACAAGACCTGAACCTCCTCCACCACCGCCATTAGCGGCAGCAGCAGTTCCTGTGGCGTTAGCGCCACGCACCCCACCCGAACCGCCACCCCCACCTGCGCCCATT